AAGTATTAAGTACCCATAACAACTATAATGGTGCTAAAGATGAACATAGTGGTATTTCCGATAAGCAAAACTATGGTATATTTAAGCAAACTAAAAAAGATGCCAATCTTCGTAACCGTAACACATATCGCGAAGAAGTTGAACTTGATGAAGCACTGAATATGGCCCAACGTCTAAAGCGCGGTCGCACCATGCGCCGAGTACAAAAGAAAGTTCAAATGGGTCGCAAGAGGTCAATGCGCCGCATGGCCAATCTCGACACATTGAAGCGACGTGCTGTAAAGGCTGCTAGAAAGATGTTATTAAAACGTCTTGCAAAAGGTGTTGGCAAAGAAGACCTGTCTCCGGCGAGAAAAATGGAACTAGAAAAAAAGCTAAGTACACCTATGATGAAGAAGCGAATTAAAATGATGTCCATGAAAATGTTGAAAGATGTTAGAAAGCGCGAGACAGATCGTCATAAAAATAAAAGTTCAGGAAATGAATGAAAATGAAGAGTTTTTCTAGATATTTAAGTGAAGGAAAGAATGCCATAACATTTTCTTTCGGTAGGTTTAATCCACCGACCATAGGTCATGGCAAATTATTAGATAAAATGAAAACAGTATCTGGACAAAATTCTTATAGAATGTATTTGTCTCTATCCAATGACCAGAAAAAGAATCCTTTAATATATTCCGATAAAGTGAAATGGGTGAGAAAACTGTTTCCGAAACACGGTAGAAATATTATTTACGATACTAAATTAATTAATGTATTTTCTATTGCTACAAAACTATATAACGAAGGATTTACCGACGTTACAATGGTTGTAGGGTCTGATCGTATTAGAGAATTTAAATTGCTGTTGGATAAATATAATGGTGTAAAAGGCCGTCACGGATTTTATAATTTCGATTCAATAAACGTTGTTTCTGCGGGAGAAAGAGATCCTGATGCCGAGGGTGTTTCTGGCATGTCAGCATCCAAAATGAGGGCTGCGGCAAGTGATAATGATTTTTCATCATTCTCAAAAGGTATTCCATCTAGCGTATCCACAAAAGATTCTAAGAAATTATTTAATGTTGTTAGATCCTCAATGGGTCTAAAAGAAAGCACTAACTATCACAATCATATCAAATTGGAAAAAGTTTCCAACATCCGCGAAAAATACATCAATGAAGAATTATATGTTCCCGGTGATATGGTAGAAGATGAAAATGGCAATGAATATCTTGTGGCTTTTTGTGGTGCAAATTATCTTTTAGTAGAAGATCATGCGGGAACCAAATCTAGAAAATGGTTAGACTCGGTGCGCCGTGTTGATGAAACTACAGACAGATGGTATAAAGATAAACCGGAATGGGGAACACCAGAAGCCTCTAAAAAGGCTAAACGGGTAACTCCGGGCGAAGATCCTAAAACTGATGAAAAAGATTTAAAAGAGGCTGCCAGAAGAATTACAGCAACAAAGGGTGTAAATTACCACAATGTTACCAAACGTGTCGATAATAAGAATAGAATTCATAAACTTTTCAGTGTCAGAAAAAGTAAATTAGCGCGCGATAGGATGCAAAAATTCAATGATCGCAATTTAGATCAGGCTAGAAAAATTGATTATGGTCGATATCTCAGAACAAAGCTGGATACCAATGCGTAATCCGATAAATATGAATAAAAGGAAAAAACCATGAACGAAGAAGAACTATTAGAATCTATTGCTGAGGCATACATTGAGGAAAATGACCTTGATGAACTAGATGATCAGGATTATGATAATATCGTGGAAATCTATAGAGAATTGGAAGAATCTTCGCGAAAGTCCCATGGGAATGTGGATATCGGATCACCTAGAGGACAAGGACTTTCGCCATCAGCGAAAAGAGAACTTGATCGTCAAACGAGAATGCCTGGTGCCGTTAATGAACCAGAAGTCGAAAAAAAGACTTGGGACGCATTTCGAGCAGCAAATGTGAAATCCGCCACCAAGCGTCAAGGTGATAACTTAAAAGGTGACAAGAAAATTGTCAACCCAGTTGATGATATTTCTAAAAAAACACCAAAAAAAGAAGATGACGGATTTAAAGATGGTCATATAGATGTTTCAGTAAAAAAGGGAAATACTTAAAATGATTAAAAGACCAGCATGGGCCAAAGGTGCCGTGCCGACTCCGCAAGGTTGGCGAAATCCAAGAACAAATGAATTATTGAAATCGATGCGAATTTCTCAAGTGGACATTGACGCATTTAACGGAGTGAATGAACCGATGGAATATAAAGCAACAACTCTCACCGAATCGCCGACCAATGAAGATGAATTTATTTTAGAGCATATGACTAAAAAAGAACTTGAGGAAGTTGCCCGCGAAAAGGGTGTTGAACTAGATCGTAGACTAAATAAAATTACTCTTGTTGAGCAAGTCAAGGATATTTTTGGTAGATAAAATGGTTAAATCTTTTAGAAGTTATCTTAATGAAAAACAAGACGCGATAACACACAGATCAAATTTAATTAATAAAATCAAAAAGTCTGGTGTGGCGTCCGGGTCGATGTCCGATGATGATAACACTAAAAAGAAATATGTAGATCCATTAGCCGCGTATCATAAAGCCATGAAGAAGCATGAAACTACCAAATAGATGGATAAAAATTTAGATTATGTGTTTGAAACAGAATTAATGAAATATGCCGCACAGCATTACTACACGCCTAGAGGAATAGATGTTGAAGAATTTTATACAGATTTAAAGAGATTTAAATATGTCAAAAGACTTCTTAATCGATACCGAGAATGTGGTAATTTATCTGAGAGACTTATACTAAACCATTTAATAATTATATTTAATGTGTTTGGACCCGAAGCTGGGTTGAAAATATTAAATGTGAAAATAGATAAAGAACTTTGGCATGTATTGAAGCCGTTTTTGATATTTTTAAATGTGATTCGTAATGATGAATACACAAATATAACTATGGATAAATTTACTGTAGAGAAATTAAGAGAGATTCGAAAATGTTAAAAACAACTTATAATACATTAGAAGAGGGTGTGAATGATCCTGCTATATTTAAGGTAGTTTTTCTTGCTGGCGGGCCCGGGTCGGGAAAATCGTTCATCGTCGGAAAAACTGGACTGAGCGCCTTAGGTTTTAGAATTGTTAATTCTGATGATATCTACGAATTTAAATTAAAAAAAGTGGGAATGGATACCACACCAGAAAATATATATTCGCCTAAAGGACAAATTATTAGGGGCCAAGCGAAAAAGGTAACCCAATCTAGATTTAACTCTTATATTAAGGGTCGCCTCGGCATTGTAGTAGATGGTACAGGAAAAGATTTACAAAAAATCTCAAGAAAAGCGACCGAATTTAAAACCATTGGATACGAAACAGCAATGGTTTTTATAAACACAGATTTAGAAACAGCATTATTGAGAAATAGACAAAGAGAGAGAACTTTGCCAGACAAAGTGGTAAAAGAAATGTGGCTGGATGTGCAGAAAAATTTAGGACATTTTCAAAAAATGTTTGGCAAAAATTTTTATGTTGTGGACAATAGCGAAGGTTCTAAGTGGATTTCTCAAACAAATGGTGTTTATAAGAAATTGGCGACTTGGTCAAAAAAATCTCCCAATTCACCCGAAGCTAAATCTTGGATATCTAATCAGAAAAGAGTATCAGAAGAAGCTGACGGCGCTGCTCCATCTGGTGCAGTTATTGCGTCCATTCCCAACCCGGCGCAAACAGTAGTAGGCCAAAAGAAAAAGAAAAAATCTAAAGAGATTGGTCACATTCTACGAAGATACGGAAAACCAACATGATTCGAATTTATATGATGATTGCCATTTCGGCCCTAATAGCCGGTATATCTTCCGCGGCGTATTTTTATTACACCGATACTCAAGAACGTATTCAACTCTTGACAGAAAATGCAGCAAGATTGGATAATGTGGTTGCGTCGCAACAGGCCACAATCGTACAGATGCAAGAGACCGCTGCTAGACAAAAGATATTAACTGATGAGTTACAGTCCGGAGCAGAGGACGCTGAGTCAACATTGGCCGATCTGCGCCGATTGCTGAACAGTCACAATCTTGGAAATCTCGCGCTTGAAAAACCGGGACTGATAGAAAACAGAATAAATAATGCTACATCAGAAACTTTTAGAAATATAGAATGCTTGACAGGAAACTGCCCATGAAAACCGTGTTTATATTATGTATGACCATCTTGTTGACGGGGTGTGTGAAACCAAAAGAGCGTATTGTTGTTGATACACAGATTATTGAAAAAACTATTCCAACTGTCGCACGACCACGAAGCGTATCCTTAGATGATGTGAAATGGTATGTTGTAAATAGGAATAATCTGGAAGAGTTCCTTGAACGATTTTCTACAGCAAATGGACAAGTTGTATTTGCGGCCTTGAGCATCAAGGACTATGAAAAGTTGTCACTAAACACGGAAGAACTTCGTCGTTATATTAGACAACAGCAACAGATTATTGTGTATTATGAAAAATCTGTATCACCTTGAATATGTATACTATCCGACCGAGTATCATTTTAAGGACCATAACCTATTATACAACACACTAAAATACCTGTCAAGCCCCTAAAATAATAAAATATCCATAGACAATCGCAAATTAATCTGATATAATATATCGGATAAACAAGGAGAATATTTGTATGCTATTTCAAGAACAAATCAGTCGTAAACCTGACCTTTACCCTTGGACCAAACAGTTTATAGATGCGATATGGCAAGGATTCTGGACGCCTGATGAGTTCAATTTTAGAAGCGACTATTCTCAGTTCAAGGTAGATTTGTCTCCTGAAGAGCAAGAGGTGGTGGTCAAAGCGATGTCCGCAATTGGTCAAATCGAAATCGCAGTAAAAGAGTTCTGGGCTAAGATTGGGGATAATATGCCCCATCCATCGATACGCGACCTCGGATATGCGATGGCCAACTCCGAAGTGATTCATAATATGGCATACGAAAAGCTTTTGGATGTACTACATCTCACAAATGTATTTGAAGAAAATTTGAATGAGGAAGTGATCCGCGGCAGGGTCGAATATCTCAAAAAGTATAACAAGAAAACATATGAAGACGACCGAAAACAATATATCTACAGCATTATTCTCTTCACACTATTTGTGGAAAATGTATCACTCTTTTCCCAGTTTTATGTAATCATGCACATGAACCGAAACAAGTCTGTAATGAAAGATTGCGCCCAGCAGATCCAGTACACAAGAAATGAAGAAATGCTTCATGCTCAGGTGGGTATCAAACTCATTCAAACGCTACGTGAGGAATATCCAGAGTTGTTTGATGAGGAGTTAGAAGAACGTATTAGGCACGAATGCGTCGAGTCACTAAAAGCAGAATCCAAGGTCATCGAATGGATCATGGGAGATTATACTGCTCCCGGACTTTCGGCGGATATTCTAAAATCATTCATCTCCAAGCGCATGGCCGATTCTCTTGATCAAATAGGATTTTCTAGCGAGGATATATACTATGATGCGGACCATTTGAAAGAGACATTTTGGTTTGACGAAGAATTACTTGGAACTAATATGACAGATTTTTTCCAAAAACGGCCAGTTGAATATGCGCGCGGCAAAGCGATAACGGAAGACGACCTATTTTAATTATATATAATGAAGTAATAAACAAAAGGAAAATTGAATGAGTTTTGAGTGGGCCAACGACGATAGCAGATTATTTTTGTCAAGAGGATACATCGAAGGCAACATGTCTGTCGAGGAAAGAGTGAGACTCATCGCC